CTTTGATGATTGCTGCTTTGGGTAACCAAAAATCGTGGAATTCTTCGTGTTCAAGTACTTTACCCCAAATGTGAAATGCCTTTTCTGTGTCACACAATAATTTTTCAACCCATACTTTTTCGGGAATTACAGTGTACAATTTATCGTCCGCTAACTTTTTAGCAAAATACGCATCGAGTATTACCCACTTTTTAGCAACCTTAGGTTGATTGTTATGGTTATTTATAATGTAATCCGATTGGCTTCTTGTTGGATAGAACCTTTTATTTAATTGAGACTTCCTTTTTAGTTCAAGTAAATAATTGTTTCCACCTTCATAAGATTCCAGTAGGGATAATGCTTTTGATTCTAAACTTATATCCATCTATAAGAAAAAATATTTGGCTTAAATATAGTTATAAACTGAGTATTTATCAATATAGGATATATTACCCTTTTCATAATTAAACAAATATATAATGGGAGAAAAGTTAGTTCCAATAACAAGATTAGGTAAATTTTTTGGTGCGGAGGATTATGCTTTGGACATCGGTATGGGTGAGGAGTGGTTAATCGGTGATATGAATTTTACTGTAATCCTTTATCGTATTGATAGAAGAAAAACAAAAACTGACGATGTTTATGGTGAGGTGTTGGAAGACGGTATTCAATTTCTTGCCCCTGTTGAATTGAAGGGTTTGGTACAAGTTATGGCACCAACTAATAAAGTACTTGGAAATTCCAAGGTGGAGCAACAAGAACCTGGTAACATGAAGTTTAGTATATATCAAAAAACTTTAGATGATTTAGGTGTTGAAATCTTTATGGGTGATTATTTTGGATATTATGAATCTGAAGACCGAGTTAGGTATTATTCTGTTGTCGATGATGGATTTGTAAAATCTGATAATAAACATACGTATGCTGGTTACAAACCTTTTTATAGGACTATAATCGCAACTTATGTGAGTGAAAACGAATTTAGAGGAATATAATGAGATACATAATAACTGAATCACAATTAAATAAAATTATTGAAGCCGTTGTGGATGGTGACGTTATTTGTGATAATTGTGGATGGTCTTGGGAATTATCTGACGGAGGAGACGACCCATATATGTGTCATAAATGTGGACACGATAACTCTGAAAACTTAGAAGAAAAATAAAATGGCATTACCAAAACAAGTAAAACCTACATTACCTTTAGTCCCAAAGAAAACTTTATCTGCAAGAAGAGAACAACTTCTTGAGTTTATAAATAAAGATGGAACTTATTTACCTAAGTCAGTATTACATGCTGATTTGGATAGAGGTATGCTTGATTTTGTTAAGGAAGACCTACAGGTTGTAACCGCAGGGAAAATTATTCCTATGTTGGATATTATTATTACGACTCAAAATTGGGCTCAATATACTGAAACCGCATTATTCACAAATCTTGACTTCAATCCCGAACCTCCATTCATAACTGTGGTTAGACAACCTGAGGTTAAGTTTGGAACAAATCCTGCGTTACAATATACTATTCCAAATAGAAAACAATTTTATTACGCATCAGTTCCAACTTGGAATGGTAATGAACAAGGTATGGATATATACACAATCCCACAGCCAGTTCCCGTAGACATTAATTATAGTGTTAAGATTATCTGTAATAGAATGAGAGAGTTGAATCAACTTAATAAAGTTGTGATGCAAAAGTTTTCTTCAAGACAGGCTTACACTTTTATTAAAGGACAATATGTTCCAATTATTCTAAATAATATTTCTGATGAATCTCAAACGACCTTGGACTCTAGAAAATATTTCATTCAGAATTATGACTTCACTATGTTAGGGTATTTGATTGACGAAGAAGAATTTCAAGTCAAACCTGCAATTTCAAGGGTTGCTCAAATTATGGAATTGGATACCACAGTATTAAAAAGAAGAAGACCAAAGTTTCCTGAAAACCCTGACGATTTCTTATCTAATTTTTTATTTATTGTTGGAAATAGCACTTTAAGTGAAATAATTGATTTTCGTGCCAACATGACTTTACTAGGAACAACTAATGTTGAAAGTTTTGATGTCTATATAAATGATGACTATTACGGTAGTGATGTGTCTGAAATTCAAATCACAACAAATGATATCTTAAGGATTGAGGTGGTTAAGGATAATAACACTTTGGAATCAACAATCAAGTTTGAATCCCAGTTGGTTTAATCCTCACCATAGATATCTTTCTTTTCTTTACACTTCTCCATTATAAGATTTTCTAAAAACTTATAAATTTTTATCCCACGCTTTTCACAGTACTTTTTTAATATCTCATGTGATTCGGGGGATATTTTGATATTCTTTATTTCTTTGGTTGTTTTCATGGGCAGAAAAAAGGTAGAATAAATTCATACTACTTACAAATAGATATTCAAAAGTCAAGTTTTTTCACATAGATATGAATATTTATCATTAAAATAAATTTGCTAACAATAATTTTGAACTATGTTTTTTCAAGCAACACAAGTAAATCAAAAGGTATACGTATCGCCTGGAGTATATACGTCTGAAACTGACTTATCATTTGTTGCTCAAAGTGTAGGTGTTACTACGTTAGGTTTAGTCGGGGAAACAATCAAAGGTCCCGCATTCGAACCTATCTTTATCACAAACTACGATGAGTTTCAAGCATATTTTGGGGGGACTGAACCTACAAAATTTATAAACACACAAATCCCTAAGTATGAGGCGGCATATATTGCAAAGTCATACTTACAACAATCTAATCAACTTTTTGTTACAAGAATTTTAGGTTTGTCAGGATATGACGCTGGACCGTCTTGGAGTATTAAGGTGACCGCAAATGTTGACCCATTAACCGTAGGTCTTAGTCCTGCAACTGGCACAACATGGAGTGCAAACTTCACAGGTTCTTCTACAGGAAATACTGTAGAATTTGTTGGTGGAGCACTTCCTCCAATAGTTCAAGCGTACATCAATAATCAATACAGATTGTCAGATGGTAGTACTTCAACTTTGGGATTAGATTTTACAAGTAACCTTAATAACGTTATGGATACTCCATCTTTGTCGGCTAATACTTTGGTTGTCTATGGAGCTATTCCTGAGAGTGATTATTATAATTTGACTGGAACTTATTCAAATGTCATCAATGAATACGGATGTGATTCAGTTAATATTGCAATAAATGACTTGTCCGCGGATGAAAATGACCCTTGGTACTATGCTAATTTTGACATTACATCAGGAAATGCATATTCTGGATATTCATTCTTTTATTATGTTTCTTCTTTAACATCAGGAGCGTCTTCAACATTCTCAGGTACTATATCTGGTAGTGTTTACAATTACTCAGGAACTGCGTATTCAGAATACAACAACATGGTTGTTGCAACTTTACGTTCTAGAGGTATATCTTTATATACTAATAGTACTACAAGCGATAACCATGGACCAATTTATGAGGTTAGTGGTTTAACTGATTTACAATTAGTATGTACCGAACAATATTCAGGAGTCACTCAGTCTCCTTTTGAATCATTCTTAATTTCAGGTGTTACAAAAGACAACGACAATTTCTCTTTTGAAGCATCTATGTCCGCATCTTCTCCTAAGTATATAACAAAAGTGTTAGGTGTTGATAACTTTGGTAAATCAAGAAATGAAGTTCCCGTATATGTTGAAGAAATTTATCCAGGAACTTTAGCTTACGCATATAACCAAGGATATATTCGTGGTTTGGATTGTAACTTAATTGCACTTGAAGGTGCTAGAAGTGAAGACCCACAATCAATAGCATACAATGTAACTCAATATAAGTCACCAAGTACTCCTTATTTAGTATCTGAACTTAGAGGTAATAAGGTTTATAACTTATTCAAATTTATATCAATTTCTGACGGTAATGCGGCGAACACAGAAGTAAAAGTTTCTATCGCTAACTTATCATTTAATAATATGTCATTTGACGTATTGGTTAGAAATTTCTTCGACACAGATGCTAATCCTGTGGTAATAGAGAAATTCACTAACTGTAACATGGATCCTAATTCCAATAATTTCGTAGCTAAGAAAATTGGTTCGAGTGATGGAGAATACGCTTTGATTTCACGTTACATTATGATTGAATTAGCAGATGAAGCACCAATCGACGCAATTCCTTGTGGTTTCTACGGATACACTCAAAGAGAATACGCATCAGTGAGTAACCCTTCACCAGTTCCAATTTTCAAAACAAAATATTATTTTCCTGGTGAAGTAATTTACAACCCTCCATTTGGAGCACCAACCGATGTAACTGAATCTTCAGGAGATATTGTTAGAAGAAGTTATTTAGGTTTCTCAAGTCAATTTGGAATTGATGATTCATTCTTACAATATAAAGGAACACAAAATCCTTTGAATTGGGTAACATCTCCACTTCCTGTTGAAGGGTCACCATGGAATTATTTAAGTAAAGGTTTCCACATGGATTCAGGAGCGACAGTAGTAACACTTGGTAACTCAGTCTTAACCAGTGGTCAAACTGCATTTGAATGTGGTGTTGCTGACTTCACAAGAGACCCTGAAACTCAAGAAAATCCTTACTACTTCATTTATTCAAGAAAATATACTATATGTTTTGCTGGAGGTTTTGATGGATGGGACATTTACAGAGAGTTCAGAACTAACGAAGACAGATTCCAATTAGGAGCGACAGGTTTCTTAGCAGGTGCATCACCTTCAACAAGATATCCAAATGCTACAGGAGATGGTTTATTTAAAAGAATTGTTGTTGCTAACAATACTCAAGATTTCGCTAACACCGATTACTACGCTTACTTACTTGGTATCTTGACATTCGCAAATCCTGAATCAACTAACATCAACGTATTTGCAACATCAAGTATTGATTATGTAAACAACTCTAACCTTGTAGAAGAGGCTATCGACATGGTACAATTCTCAAGAGCGGATTCAGTTTACATCGCAACTACTCCTGACTATAACATGTATACTCCTGATGCGACTAATCCTCAGGATATCATTTACTCTCAAGAGGCAGTTGATAATTTGGATAACACAGGTATTGATTCTAACTATACCGCGACTTACTATCCTTGGATTCTTACAAGAGATACTGTTAATAATACACAAATTTACTTACCTGCAACAGGTGAAGTTTGTAGAAACTTAGCATTGACAGATAACATCGCATTCCCTTGGTTCGCATCGGCAGGTTACACAAGAGGTCTTGTAAACTCTATCAAAGCGAGAGTTAAGTTGACTCAAGAAGATAGAGATACTTTGTATCAAGGTAGAATCAACCCAATTGCAACATTCTCTGATGTGGGAACTGTAATTTGGGGTAACAAAACCTTACAAGTCGCTGACACAGCACTTAACAGATTGAACGTAAGAAGATTGTTACTTCAAGCTCGTAAGTTGATTTCAGCAGTAGCGGTAAGATTGTTGTTCGAACAAAACGACCAAATCGTTAGACAACAATTCTTGGATAGTGTTAACCCTATCTTAGATTCAATCAGAAGAGACAGAGGTCTTTATGACTTTAGAGTAACAGTTTCTTCTTCACCTGAAGATTTAGATAGAAATACATTAACAGGAAAGATATACTTAAAACCAACGAAGGCATTAGAATTCATCGATATCGAATTCTTCATCACTCCAACAGGAGCTTCGTTCGAAAATATCTAATAATTAATAGGGGGGTAAAATCCCCCCTTTAGCCAAATGAAAAAAGTTTTTACAGAAGGATTTATAAGTAAAGGTACTCCAGACTTAAAATATTATGCGTTCGATTGGGACGATAATATAGTTCATATGCCAACTAAAATTTTAGTTAAAGATGAGAGTGGTAATGAAGTTGGAATGTCTACTGATGATTTCGCCGAGTTTAGACATCAAATAGGAAAAGAACCATTTAATTATAAAGGTAACACAATAGTAGGTTATAGTGACTCTCCATTTAGAAACTTTAGAACCGATGGTGATAAAGATTTTTTGGTGGATGCTATGAGGGCAAAAAAAGGACCGGCATTTGATGATTTCAGAGAAGCAATCAATAACGGTTCAATATTTGCAATAATTACTGCGAGGGGACATAACCCGAACACTATAAAAGAAGCAATTTATAATTACATTATAGATGGGTTCAACGGGATAGACAAAGACGAGTTAATTAAAAATCTTAAAAAATATCGGTCTTTTGTAGGTGAAGATGAAATGAGTGATGAAGAATTAATTAAGTCATATTTGGAACTTAATAAGTATCATCCAGTGTCTTTTGGTGATGACCAAGGAGCGGTTAATCCTGAAGAAGCTAAAGTAGAGGCTATGGAGGCTTTTGTAAATTATATTAAAGCTATGGCAGCAGTTTTAAATAAAAGAGCATTCTTAAAAAAGGATATTAGGAATAAATTTAATCCAGATAACTTATCTATAGGATTTAGTGACGATGATCCAAAAAATATAGAAGTAATGCAAAAACACTTCAAAAATAAACCAGATAATATAGTAAAAACTTATTCTACTGCTGGAGGAGTTAAGCAGGAAGTTAAATAAGAATATCGTTTTCAAAAAAAAAGTAAATAGAAAAATTTTTGTGAAAGGATATATTTATCAATAAAATAACAAAAACAAAAAAATTAAAAACACATGGCTGATTTGTTAATGAAAATGCCGATTCCTTACGAACCAAAACGACAGAATCGTTTTATCCTAAGGTTTCCATCATCTCTTGGTATAAATGAATGGTTTGTTGAATCTGCGGCAAGACCACATATTATTATAAACCCAGTTCCAATTCCTTTTTTGAATACTGAAACTTATGTTGCTGGTAAATTCACTTGGCAAACAATTCCGGCGGTGTTTAGAGATCCGATTGGACCTTCAGCCGCTCAGGCACTTATGGAGTGGGTACGTTTACATGCTGAATCTGTGACAGGTCGTATGGGTTATGCCGCAGGTTATAAAAAAGATGTTGACCTCGAAATGTTGGACCCAACCGGTGTTGTTGTAGAAAAGTGGATTTTATATGGTACTTTCTTAACCGATGTAAACTTCAACTCTTTGAGTTATGCACAAGACGGATTAGCGACAATTAATGCAACACTTAGGATGGACCGTTGCGTACTTGTTTACTAATTTATCAAGATACTATTTATTAAAATTCAAATACAATTATATTTAACCGTAAAGCACTAAACTTTACGGTTAAATTTTTATATGGATAATCAATCAATAGAACACGGACAATCTAATTTTACGTTACCTCACGACGTTGTTCCTTTACCGACACACGGTCTCTTCTACAAGAATAAGAAAAAATCAATCAAAGTTGGATACCTTACTGCAAATGATGAAAACATTCTCATGGGTGGAGGTAACGACATGACTCAAACTTTATTGAGGTCTAAAATCTACGAACCTGATGTTCGTATTGATGATTTGTTAGAAGGAGACGTTGAGGCAATACTTATATTTTTAAGAAATACGGCATTCGGGCCTGAAATGGAACTGAATTTGACCGACCCAATCACAAAAAAACCATTCAAAGCAACTGTCAGATTAGATGAATTAGATATAATTAAAGGACAGCAACCGTCGGATGATGGAACATTTATCACTCAGTTACCAAAATCTCAAACAACTGTAAAAATTAAACCAATGACTTACGGTGAAATATTGGAAATACAAAGAATGTCAGAGTCTTATCCTCAAGGGAGAACCGCACCAAAAGTTACTTGGAGATTGAATAAACAAATTGTCGAAGCAAATGGAGTAACTGATAAATCTGACATCGCTAGATTTGTGGACCAAATGCCAATTGCAGATTCAAAATATATTAAAAAGTTCATGGATGATAATGAACCAAGATTAGATTTAACAAGAACAGTAATGACCCCATCAGGAGAGCAACTAACAGTTAATGTTGGGTTTGGGGTTGACTTTTTTCGTCCTTTCTTCTGATTATAGGAAAGGACAAATTGATGAATTTTATTATCTAAAAACTCTTTTGGATATATCATACTCAGATTTTTTGATAATGCCGGTGTTTGTTCGAAAGTATCTTTTAAATAAATGGGTCGAACTTAATAAAAAGGACTGAAAATTCAGTCCTTTTGTATTTATATATAAAGTAAAATTATGTTTTTTCAAGCAGGTACTAACACTAACCCAGTAGACCCAAGTTCGGGTTATGCTGGAGGAAAAGAAGAATTAGATTTTGTAAAATCCCAAGAGAAACTTTCAGAGTTTAGTAATCAGATTTTAGGTGTCTTTACTCAAGGAAGAGAAAGAGTATACGAGTTACAAAACGCTTTAGCGGAGACTACACCAAAAGTTGCTAGACTTGGAGGTAATATCAAAGATGTTGCTGGTATTATAATTGGTGTTGCAGAGGCATCGGCGAGAAATGTTGTCGCTACGGATGAGCAAATTACAAAATTATATGCCGCAACCAAAGTACTTGGAGGTGATGCTAAAACTTTA